ACCCTTGCCGTCCGAGAACGGTGCGCCGGATGGGGCCGGTGCAGGGATAGCCGACGTCACAAACGAGGGAGCTGGCGGCATTACAGGTGCCGCAGGCTGTGATGGAACAGGGCTCGTCGGGGTGACAGAGACTGGAGCAGCCACTGCCGGGGGAGCCAAAGGGGCAGGTGCTTGCACTACAGGTGCAGCCGGTGCGACATTCGATGATTGCAACTGAGCCGTTAGGGCCTGCACAGCTTGCGTCAACGCTTCAATCTTCGCTTCGAGTGACATAGAGTTTGTCCTTTGGATTACTGATTACAGGGGGTTGAATCGTGACGCGATCTTCGATGAAGGCGTCCACTAATTCACGCAACACGTCGCTCGGTGTCCCGAACTTGCGCGCCTTCGCGTGAAACTTGATGCGCGTTTTGTCTGCCACACGGACAATCAAATACGCGGATTTGTTTAGAGACATCATAAAAATCGTTTCTCGTGTCAGTGTTGATAAGTGTATCACAGGTGTGGCACAATGCAAAACATAGACACAAATAGTCGAAAAAAAAACCCCAGAGTCGTGCAACTCTGGGGCAACCGTGCGAGGGGTTATCTGTGATAACGAATAGAGGGATTGTATGACGGTAGCGCAGACGGTGCAATCTCACCCGGCTTCGGTCGATGCCTATATTAGGCATGGCTGGAGTCTTGTGCCCATCCCTGCGAACACCAAAGGTCCGCGCACGCCTGGCTGGAATCTGCGGGAAAACGCTCTTAAGTCGCAGGGCGATCTGCCCTCGGGTTTTGGGATCGGCCTGGCCCATGCGTACAGCGGAACGATGGCGCTGGACATTGACGACTGGGCAACTGCGACTAATCTGTTAGCCGAGCACGGCGTTTACTTACAAGCGCTATATGAGGCCCCTGACGCTGTTGTGATCCACTCGGGCAAGCCTGGGCATGGCAAGCTGCTGTATGCGATGCCCTTCGGTGCTGCGCTGCCTAGTAAGAAGATCTTACACAACGGCGCGACGGCATACGAACTGCGCTGTGCTACGGCTAGTGGATTGACGGTGCAGGATGTGCTACCGCCGTCGATCCATCCTGAGACGCGGCAGCCGTACCGATGGGCAGGTAGTGGGCATTGGACTCGCCTGCCTACGATCCCGCAGGCGTTGCTGGATCTGTGGAATGAGCTACTGGATCAGGATAAAGAGCGCACGATCAGTATTGATGGAACGGTCGATGCGTCCTGGCAAGAGATCCGGCAAGCACTCGATGCTGTGCCAGCGGACTGCTCACGGGACGAGTGGGTCAGCATCGGGATGGCTCTGCACTGGGCCGGTACTCAAACGAATCAATCCGATCAGGCGTTGCAGCTATGGAACGAGTGGTCGGCAACAGCGCAGGTCAAATACCCTGGTGAGCGTGAGATTCTGGCGCAGTGGGGATCGTTTAAGACCGACAAAGCGAGTGCCGTTAAATTAGGCACGCTGTTTCATATCGCCAAGCAGCATGGATGGGTGAGGCCAGTGCCTGATGTTACTGCGCTATTTGGTCCGATGGAAGCGCCGACTGTTGCCCCTAATGAGTTAAGCGAGGGGTTTCGGGTTACTGCGCCTGATGTGGACATGGATCTGTTCCCAACGGTGCTACGGGATCGGGCGATACAGACGGGTATCGAGATGGGCAGCGACCCGTTAGTCGCGCTGTTTGCCGGACTAGCGGCTGTGTGTGGTGCAGTCGATGCTCGATCTAGGCTTGAGCTGATGCCACGGTTCCAAGTGCCGCCTGTCCTGTGGATCATGACGATCGGTAAGCCGTCGCTTAAGAAGTCGCCAGCATCAAAGCCGATGTATGCGCCGCTGCGGTCAATTGAGATGGAAGACCGACCGAGGTTTAGTAAAGAGATGCTGGACTGGGAGGGCAAGGAGGCGGCCTATACAGCGTCAAAGAAGTCTTTCCTGGAGTGGTCGGCTTCACCTGATGCGATGCTCGGTGACGATCAGGCGCCGACTGTGTATGAGCTGCCGCAGCGTCCTGCGCCGCTCAAGATCACGACAGCGGATGTGACGAGTCAAAAGCTAGTGCGTGACGCTGCGGACAACCCTCGGGGGCTGCTCTGTGCGTTGGACGAGATGAACGGTTGGTTTAATAAGATGACCGACCGAGCGAGTGGGGATGATCGGTCTGCGTGGGTCGTGGCGTATGAGGCGGACCTATATAAGATGGATCGGGTGGGCGCGGGGTCGATCATCGCCGAGCCGTTCGCCGTGAGTATCTATGGGAACGTACAGCCTGACGTGTTTCACCAGCACAGCCAGGCACTCGCGGCTGATGGTCTGTTACAGCGGTTTATCCCGGTCATGCTGCGCGATCGGGTGAACTGGGGCGTGGGGCAGCCTCTTCCGGATTTTATGGTGAACATCGGGGCGTGGGAGACGGTTCTGCGAACGGTTTACGCGCTATCGGCACAGGTCTATAAGTTGTCCCCTGAGGCGTTCGAGTTATATCGGGCTTTCCAGTACTGGTATAACGACAAGATGCAAGACGAGGTGCTGCTCAACAGTGGGCCGGTGTTTATGACGGCTCTGGGTAAGCTTGAGGGGACTGTCGGGCGGTTGATGCTGATCTGGCATGTGATCGAATCGCCGTTCAGTAATCAGGTGTCGGGGGATGTGGCGCGTCGTGTGATTGAATTCGCCAAAACCTACCTGGTGCCAGCGTATCGGTATGCGTACGAGGGTGGGACGACGTTAGAGTTTAGTAAGTGGATCTTTGAGCATATCGTGCAGCATGCTGACGCAGGGCGGCTTACCTTGTCGCAGATTAAGCAGTCTGCTCGGCGCCAGTGGCCGAATGATCGACTGAGTGACTGGGCGAAAGATCAGATGGTCATTGATGCGATGGGTGACTTGGAAAAGGTCAGATATGTAGCGCGGCTCGATGATGGGTCGGAGCTGCACAAGCATCGAGCCGAGTGGGCTATCAATCCTGCGATTCTGACCACGTTTGCCGAGCATAGGAAGAGGGTTTTGCGGGCTAAGCAGCGGCAGCGGGATGAAATCTACAAGTTGTCTACAAAAGGTCGAAGGTTGATCAAGGGATATGATCCCGACGCAATGGATGAGGAATGAGAAAAGCCCGGTGACCCCGGGCTTTTTTGTTTAGGTATGCCGAATCTTTTTGGATTGATTGACCTGACGGGATCCTAAATTGTTCTGGATTGATTGACCTGACGGGATCCTAAATGGGTCTGGCTACGCGTCCCCGTTTGCGAGGGGTCACGGATTGTGTTGAGGGCATGAGCGAGTCGTGCAGGGCGGGTGCCAACGCTTCGACCATGCCAAGCACGTCAAACAGGCGCACGACGGCTGCGTTAGGCTCGCGCTCCCCGCTGATCCATTTCCGAACAGTAAAGACGGGCACGCCCAGGTAAGCCGCTGCGCGTGGTTCGTCAAGGCTTAGGCGGGCCATAGTGTCGCGGACCCGGACCGCGAAGCTATCGGGTGCGGGGTCTGGTCTGGCTGTGCGAGTAGGGCGAGGGGGTGAAGCGGGTTGATTGTGGGCGGTTTGAGGCGCTGGTGAGGGTGCTTGCATGGTGTAGTAGGTCCAAAGGGTAAACCCGCTAAAAAGCGGGTTTAAGGGGTTAGGTGCTAGAGTTTGAACAGTTGACCGAGAACCGGGATCAAAACGAAAGTGACGAGGGCTGCGATCATTCGGCCCCCGGGATGGCTGCGAGGGCGATCAGCCTGCCCGATTGATCGTAATGGGCGCAATAGGTGCGACCATTGATAGTCAGAGTGCTCATAGGATGATCACGATAGTTGCGGTTAGAAAGGTGACACCTGACAAGACAACAAAAGTCCAGGTAATCAAATTGACCGGCGAGATTGGCGGGTTAGTGGTTTGTGGCATGGCTTGTTTGGGGTTGAAACAGGGTTTCATAAATCGTTATGCGTTCGGTTCGACCGCTGGCAGTCATATCGGCGGGCATGCTAAGCACGACCGACTCCCATGGCGGTGCAGACTGCCGCATGCGTTCGACGTGCCTAACCCATGCGCGCGGGTTGTGTTTGTGTGGGAATTGCGCGTGGTAGTGCACGAAAGCCAGCGCGAGTGCTTTACCCGTAGGGGTTAGCTTGTGCATGGCTAGCCCCTTGCGCGGATAGCAGCAGCGCAAGCATCGCCGTCCGCGTGCAGCCAGCCGTCGCACACCTTCGCGCACTCCTCACGCTCGGCTGTGGCGACAAGCTTGGCGAATCGTTCAAGCATTGGTTCATTCCATTCTGTCGGAATGAGCGTTCCGGTTGCTTCGGCAGATTCTCGCGCCATGCGAATGATGTCTTCTTTGTCCACGGTTACTCCTTACAGATTACGAATGAGTGGTTAATCCGACCCCGTGAGCCCACATGGGCTCACAGTGTGGGACTAAGGGTTACAGCGGATTGTCGAACAGGCCGATGGCAACGAGCACCATCCATATCAGAGCGATCATTGCAATAAAGGAAAGGAAACCCATGCCGGTCGAAGGTTTGTCGTTTTGTGCCATGATTGATCCTTAAAAGTGATTAAGTAAAAGTAAAAAACAACAACGATCAAATAGTAGCAAGAGCAGATCGAACGGTATCAATTGAAAAGCGGTGCCCGTCCGGCGTTTTAGTGATCCCGGCGCCGAGTAAGGTAGATACAAACTGCAGCGCTGCGTCGTCCAAAGAGCGCGAGGTATCAAGACAGTTGCACGCCAGTTTGTATAGGTCGGGGTCGGTTCCGATGGCACGGGCGATGGGGTCGAGTTTGTGCATGTTTTGACTCCGGTTAGGCGGTAACAGCTTGGCGAGCTTCTTCGACTAGTTCGTTAAGCCGCGCACATGTGTCGTCGAGTGCGTAGGATTGGAAAACGATGCCGCCACCGAAGCTCTTGGTGTGGTACTTGCGGCCGCCTGCACGGTTGGCGAGCTTGCACGCTAAGGCGTAGCGTTCGCCAAGCCCAAACCCGATCCCTTTATCGAATCCGTGGACGTCGAGCATAAGAAAGTGCAAAACGTAGCGAGGATTTCCGTTTACGTCGTTGGTTACTCTTACGAAGTCGGCTGAAGTGATCTTGGACATTTTGTGATCCTTTACTGTTACGGGTTACGGTAAAGAGATAGTGACCCAGTGGGTTTGGATTGTCAACAGGTTTTTACATGCCGACCATGGCCGCGCGGATGGACGAGTAGCTGTAGGGCGCACCGTCGGGCGTGTGAGTGATGTCTTGATCTTTCAGGCTGCGCAGGAATTCACGCGCTGCGCGCTCTGCGCCGGTCATTCCGCAGCCGTGAGCTTTGCGATAGTGCTGGCGGTAAAAAACTGCGCTGCGGTACAGCTGTTCATCGTTATTGATCCACAGCGAGACATTCCAGTGATTCCAGTTTTTGTGTCCGTTGAATTTCGACATCTTGTAGCTCCCGGTTAAGCATCGTCGGTAGTGATGCAGTGAGCGAACTATAACCCACTGGGTTCACATTGTCAAACGGTTTCGTGAAAAAGGGACAAAAGGTGAGTTTTACCCGATGGGTTGCGTTCGAGTGTGTGCATCGCGTGCCTATGACAAACGGACTCAAAAGGGGGGTAAGCGATTTGGGAAAAATGGATTTCTTTGTGCTTTTAAAAAGTACTCGAATTTTTAAACCGCGCGCGCGAAGGCTTTTTTGTCACAGGCACCGCCGTTAACCCATTGGGCGCCTAAAAAATAGGCAACCTTGACCCAATGGGCGCACATGAAATCACCCAGCGGGTACACATACCCAGCGGGTTAAGATGTGCATTTAACCCAGTGGATACATGTACCCAGCGGGTTAAGATGTGCATTTAACCCAGTGGATACATGTACCCAGCGGGTTAAGATGTGCATTTAACCCGGAGGGTTTGGGAGTTACGGGAGCGGGGTGCGGGGTGCGGGTCCGCGAATTCGGATTGCGGGGTGTCGCGGATCGGTGGGATCTCGGGGGGAGGGGGTAGGGCCGCGGCAGCAAAGGGTCCGGCGCTGATGCACCCGCGAATCCTTTAAAATTTTTTTCAGAAATCAGAAACCCAGTGGGATTCACAAGATTCACTAATCCACTAGCCCACCATCATTCGTCGTGCTAAACTCGTAGGTACTATGGAACAGGACCATCCAAATTCTGTAGGCACGGTTGTCACCGGTGAAGAATCACTGCCAAATTGGCTGTCGTGCCCAGACCCCAAGCCTCGCCCTCCATCTAGTGAGGCCAAGGCGCTCCTGCACATGCAGTACGAGAACATGTTCGAGAACTTCATCGAACAGGTTTATCGAGGTCGATCGTTACGCGCCCTCGTTGAGGATGATCATCGCGTCGTCTCGTATGAAGACTTCCTGCGCTGGATCAAGCGGGACCCGCAGCGCAGTGAGCGGTTCAAAGAAGCTCAGGAGATGCGGACTGAGTTTCTCGCAGGGGAAATCCTCGAAATTGCCGATGGGGTCGAATCCATCGACGCAGCCAGCCCAGACACGGTCAATCGTGACAAGCTGCGTATCGACACTCGCAAGTGGCTAATGGGAGCCCACAATCGCAAGCGTTACGGTGAATCGAAGCAGATTGAGCTCGGTGGGACCATATCTATTACTGAGGCGCTCCAGCAGGCCCAGGCTAGGGTGATTGAGGCCGAGGTGATTGACATAACCCCAAGGTTGGAGAACCGTGATGATTAACGTGCTGATAGCTGCGGCCATCGTATGGGCCATCTCGTCGATTGCTGAGAGTCTGTGGTAATGCAGAAGATGCGCTATTCGCCCGAGGAGGAGCAGCTCTTAATGAGCCAGCTCTGGTCCCCGTCTATCAAGGACGATCCCGAGGCGTTCGTGCTGTTTGCGTTCCCGTGGGGGCAGAAGA